GTATCCTGCCTCAAAAAAAATGCCCCTCTTTGAGCGTAGTTTTGACTTACCTGCTCGTTCAATCATGAATGTTTCAACATCTTTGTCATGCTTTGAGTAGTTGCATCTAGCACAAGCTGCAGCTAGGTTTGAGGATTCATCTGTTCCTCCGTTTGATACTGGTATTACATGGTCAACTGTTGTAGCTGTTGCTCCACAATACTGACATTCGTGGTTGTCTCTGGATAGTATTTGTTGTCTTATTTTACGCCATGCTCTTCCACGACTCATTGTGCTTTCCTTAAATTCTTTCGTATGTTTGTAACTATCTTTGTTACATCTTCTCCTTGTAGTACATCTTTTGATATTGGTTCAGGTTTGTATTTGTCTGGTATTTGTGTTTTTTTTAAATGTCCTATAGAACGTTCTTTAAGAGTTATATAAGAGTTATGTAGGACACCATTGTCAGGGGTGGTAGGACGTGTATGTCCGGGGTATAGGACACCCATGTCAGGGGTAGTCATTCTGTAAAGGTTTGATTGACCTGTTCTTGTTTCAACTTCTAAGTGTCCTTTGTTGATTAGTTCTATCTGTATTCGCCTGACTTGTCTGCTTGATAATCCCATCATCTTGGCAATGCGTTCTTGTGACGGCCATGCTGCGCCCTCTTGGTCATTGAAATGGTCTGCTAATACAACGAGTAATAGTTTTTCCATTGGTGTTAGGTTTGGTTGTTCTAATGCCCAACCCACTAGCTTAGCGCTCATCTAGTGCTTCTTCTAACGCTTCTATAGTGATTTGGTTAGGTTTGTGTACATCTGCAGAATATGCAGAATTAGGCAAACCCATAGATTGTTTAACACATTCCGGTGTTACTAACACTCTTGGTTCACAATCTTCATGTAATAATTCTTTGGCTATCAATTTATGGCATTCTTTGCACCAAACGTAGGTAGTCATGCTCTAAACACCAATACCAAAATTGAGACATAAGCTGCTAGAAATAGCAATTTTTGTGATGTGGTCATTTGTTACCCCTGACAATTTTGGCACATATTGAGCAATGCTTTTTGTTAAATGTCCAATTCCCACAATTTATACATCTCGCAATCAATTTATCCATTGAAGCAACTATTGATGCTTGGCGTGCTGCATAGCGTTCATATTTTGTCATTCTTGACCCCTAATGATTCGTTTGGCAATTTCAATGTCTTGTGGATTCTTAAATAAATCCTTTTTGCGTTCAATATCTTGTGCTAATGATTCTTGTAAGGCTTTAGCAAATTTGTAATCATGTGGCGTATAATTTTTGTTCATTGTGCGTCCGGGTGTTTATTAGATAGATGCCACATGAATGTTTTGTTCAATGATGCTTGACTTGAGCCGTATAACTCTAGCTTGCAAATATCGCATTTCATTGTCCAGTATTTAAATCTTTCATTTTTTTCATCTACTTTGAATGATTGTTTGACAGATAATGCAACACCCCACATGACCAAGAATGTGAGTCCTAGTGCTATAAGAATTGCGTGTCCAACTGTAGCTCCTGTATTCAGTAAATCCATTAACGTCATTTCAACCCCAATTTTTTTGAGCAGGTAGGCCAGGCGTTCCAGCCTTGTATTTTCTTTAATGCTTTAGCTCTGGCAAATTGTTCTCTTACACTTGCCCGGCTTGGTTTTCCTGTTCCACCGACATACGCCCAAGAGCGTTCATCAAATTGAAACAAGCCATGATATTTTCCAGTTTTGCTAACCACATCAGGTCTCAAACTGGATTCGCACATTGCTAATGATTTCCATGGTTCAGGTAAATCATTTGGTGATGCTAATAAAATTGTTGCCATTAAAATTCCGGAGAAGTCCATGGGTCGTCCTCTAATCCACCTGCAGCTTGAATTTCAGCAGTTTGGTGGCTTTCTGGTAGCCCTGTTAGCCATGCACTAATGTTATCTCCTAATTGACCTGCTTTGTGGTCATCAAATAGGGGTCTTACATCAGCAAATGTCAAATTACTGTCCGGAACAATGCGTTTGTCTTTGTTGCTTAATGCGAACTGAACGAATGCATTATGTCCTTTATTATTGTCCAGGCGTTTTTGGACGCCCAGATGCGTGTCTAGAATTGATAGAAGATAACCAATCTGTTTAGGTGTGGCGCGTTTTTCTGCGCTGGCATTATAGCCGTCATTTATGACATCTGCTTTGGTTCTGAATTTAAGTGGTGTCACGTTTGTTGCAACCGGATATGCACCTAGTTCTTCACCAAGATTAGCTTTAACCATTTCTTCTCTTGAGGGTCTTTGGTCATTGCCATCAATTTTGCCCGGGAATATGTAATTTGCTAAAGCACGAAAAATTGCAGAAGATTCACAATTTTCCATGGCATTGCGAGCATTAACACCTTTTGCTTCTGTGTGTTCATCAGCTAGTCCTGTTGAGACTTGTCTGTCTCCAACAAATACTTTTGCCCGGACAATGTAATGTCCTGCGTCTGCTTTGATTAGTTCTGTTTCAATGCGCCCATCATCTGGGTGTTTTTCCCAAAAGCGTTTAAGTCTTTCAGCTCCTGGTTCGTAAGAATCGAGATTAAAAAATCCCATTTATGCTCCCTGTTTGATTTTGTTTATTTCTTTTTCATCAAAGCGTCTGTGTCCACTTGGTAGCACTTTTGCTTTAATGATTTTTTTGTCAGCCCAACGCCTAACAGTTCTTTCACTAACATGTAACTGTTTTGCAACTTCACTTGTTTTAAGCATTTGACCCATGATTTATGATAACACAATGTCGGACAACTCGGTCAACATTTATTTATGGTGTGTCTAACCCCACTCTTCGCCATCTGCAATGAACTTGCCTTTGTTGTTAATAGGCACAAGCTGTGGAACAACATGATTGTTTTGCACATATAACATTCCAAATCCTTGTTGCCAATTGGCCATTTTTTCACGAATGTATCCAGCACCATGTGAACGAATATCCATGAGGTTTCCAACCTCCATGCCCCAGATAGTGTTTAAACGCCCACCAAAGCCCCTAGAAGCGCTTGCAATGGCTTGCCTGTGGGTATGCCCACAAACTACGTTCTGACCCGTTCTGATGCCCAAATTAAGCGCTGTAAGGCCATTTGAATAAAGCCTACCCTCGTCCCCATGTCCCATCAAAACTCCAGGAGCAATAAAATCCATATGACGCTGATAAGTTATTCCTAACTTGTTCAATCCCAAAAGATTCTCAATGCGAAGAGCTGTAACTGATTCAAAAGCTGGCGCATTCTTGTATATGTATTTTTCAATTCTTTGACTGTGATTAGAACGCTGTAGCACAAAAGGCTTTTTGTTACCCACAGCTTCTCTAAAATCTTTAAGAACATTGTGAGCTGTTGTAAAATCCTTTTGAAGCGTTCTTTCAAATTCTGCTCTAGTGCCTTTATTAAATGCACCTAACTGGGGAACGTCAATTTCATCACCGACACAAAACAGGCCATCAATCTTGGATTCAAATATGAAATCTTGTAATGCTTCAACATTCTTCTTATGATGAAATGGAATTTGTAAATCTGAAATAATTACATAACGTTTAATGACTTACCTCTTTTTCTTGAGGTCGATTACATCACTCCATATCATATCAGTTTTTGTCTGCAATTTTGTTATTTCAATTTTCATGTCATTTATTTTGTCAGCTAGTGATGACCCACCATTTGGGAACAATTGTTGTTTCATTTTTGTTAGGAGTGCCACTAGGCGAATCATCAAAACTATTATAGTCGCTGCAACACCAATAATGGCTGTGATTTCGTTAACGTTCATTGACGTTTGTACCAATCGGGGTCATAGTCCGTCTCATCATCAAAATCATCATCATCAGGTGAATCAGCGTACTCAAATGTTTGATTGGCGTAATTTATCATTCCAAAAATTTGATATTCGGGCATTTGAGGTGAAGTTACTGTTCTCATTTTTTTCTTTTTGCCATCATAAGTCTCAAGTAGCACAACAAATCCGGTAACCAATTCACCTTGACCATGAACATGATTCATCACACTAATTAAAGCATCACCAAAAACATCAGGTATTTCAACTTTTTCATCAGACATTCAAATCAACCCCATTCAGCTTGTTAGTCCAACCTAGATATTTGTACTTCCATCTATCTTGAACAATTGTGTAATAGCCTAACCCTATTTTATTTTTGTCAGGTAAATCAGTAGTCCACACATAACCAGGTTTGTGAGATTGGATAGCCACATGGCCAAACTTGCCACCTTTCCAAAAGTGAGTTGCCCCTAGTGGTGCTTTCATTGGGTCGCTAAATTTATTTTTCTTTGGTGTGTTTTCCCAAGCTGATATTGCACTTGGGTATTTAGCTGGAAGTTTCCATGCTTGACGGCAGGTCTTTAGGCATAATCCTTGAACATTTGTTTTGCCCTCAATATGCCATTTTTGCATTTGGTCGGCTGCATCTTTGCCTGACCACATAATTATTGTTCCTTAGATTCGCTTACGTTGATATTGCCAAATGTTCCATCATTAGGATTTAACCAACGAAGTATTACTGGCAATACAGCAGCAAGTCCTGCAGATAGTAAGGCTTTAGGGTCTGTGACTCCTGCAAGATAACAAGCAATTGATGCAGCTAAGAATGAACGTCCCCATGATGCTGCTATTGCTTTGTAGTTTGTCATAATATGCTGGCTAATTCTTCTGCAGTTAATCCGGCTACTTCTGCTAATTTTTTGATAGCATCTTCGCGTGCTTTTTGCTTAGCCTTGTACTCCGTTTCAAGTAGTGCTTGTGCTTGAGTTGTTGCTTCTCTGTCAGCAAGAAATGTTTCTTTATCAGCACCAGTAAGTTCAAAAACTTCTTCGCCAACTTGTATTTTAATCTTTTCGGTTGCCATTATCATAATCCTTTACTTGTTGTATCCATAAACAGAATAAGAACCAGTCAAATTGCCAGCACCACTAATAAAAGTAAAACTATCTACTGAAGTTGTTTGTTTATAAACTCCACCAGCAGTTTGATAACCATAACCCTGTCTGTCATTCATATTAAAAAAACTTGTAAATTGTGTTGCTTTTGGATTCATAAGTTCCATAGTTATGTTTTGACGACCATCAACATAAGACAATCTAAAACTTGTGGCAGTTGCACCAGCATTATCGTTGCCTATAGTAGTTGAAGCATAAGCGGCTTGAATTACAGCACTTGCATAATCTGCACCAGATAAATCACTACCTGCTGCGCGAACACGACCAGTTAAATAACCTGAACTTGCAGCAGTTGTAATTTGAATTAAAATTTTGTAATTATCGTAAGTTGAAGTGAAAGTATCTGCTGCTAAAGAAAAACTGGCTACTGCACTAAAACTAGTTGTATTCAGTAATACTAACCCGGCTTTTTTTGTGCCAAGGGCTGTGTTCATAGCTGTATCAATAGAAGTGCCAAGAGAACGAATAGCACTAGCTCCATCTTTAACTAATGAACTATCGTCCGGGGTTGTCCACCCATAATTTGTTGTTGTGGCCATCTGTTAATTGACTCCTAATAAAGCGTTTTGCCATTGCAGGTCTGGGTCTAGTGTACTCCATAATTCACCGGAATAAACATCTTGCCACGCCACAGGAACGGCACTATAAGCAAAATCTGAGACATTCAGGTCAAGTCTGGCTGTGAACCTATTTATTGTCCAATTCCAACCCTCCACATATCCAAAAAAATCTGTTGGGTATAACAAGCTAGGAATATCTGATATTGATATTGGCATTCCTGAGAATACGTTAACCAAAGCGTTGAGAAGTGTGCTGGACATTGTCGGAGCATCAATTTGGATTCCAATACCTGAAATGACAGGATTAGGATAAGCGTTCAATAAAACTTGCCTTGCCCCATAGGTATCAGCATCAGTTGAGTTCTTTAAATAGGTTGTTGTGTTAGCTGCAATTTTGCCGTATAAATCAATCGAAGTTGCATCAATGGTTTCACTTGTTGCTGTTGGATTTCCATAAGTAACTATTGCATCATTGATGATATTGTTCCGGGACGTTAATACTGCTACCCCATCAGCTAAAATGTAATTCTTTGAAATCTCTGTGAACCCATTTGTTTTAAGATAAGTTGCCCGGTTGTCTTGGTCTGCATAACCCAAATTGCCGTCTGTGCGCTCGTAAAGTTGTCCAAAACCTGAATCAGCTACTACTGAGGCATAATCGTAACCATTTGTTAAATCTGCTGTAGCTGCAAAAAGTGTGTATGTTCCAGGGGTATCAATATAAGCTGTTGATACACCAAGTAAATCATTCCAAGTTTCAGTTGTGTAATCTGTCCAAATTTGTGTTGCTGGAAGTTGTGACCATTTTGTTCCAAATGCTTCTGTAATGACATTCAGCATTCTTGTGCCATCTTTTTCTTCGGCATAACCTGATGCGTTAACTTCTTTGTTTGCCAATTTAGATAAAGCACCTGTGCAAATAATGTCAGTTACATAAACCACATTTGCGCCACCTGCATCAAGAACTGATGCTTGAACATCTGTCACATACCCTGTGTAAATTGTTACTAATGTTCCAGAATAGTTTTTGATTTGTACAACAACTGTGTCATTGATAGCAACTGAGGTTTGAGGATAATCTTTGAAAGATATCCTGGCATATCCTGCTTGTGATTGTTGGTCAATGGTTTCACGTCCTATTGAAATGCTGACACCCTCAAGGGTGTAGTTGGTTACTGCTGTTCCATTGATTTTGACAACAGCATCAGGAGTCCAAGGCATGATTACCTAATACTTGTGTTTGCAGCTAGTTTATTAACTGTGCCTTGTTTAGCTGCTGAATTGATTGCGCTGACAACTGTTCTAGCTGTGGATACTTTATCAACTGCGCCTGACACATTCACATTTACTGTTGTGCCTGTTGAACCAGATGATTTAGATGGGAAACTTAATCCGGAAGCGTTACCAGGTAAATCAATTCTGACTTGTGATTGACTTGCAGCAAATCTGTTTCCTAAATCAATAAGTGCTGTAAATGGTGCTAGTAAATCTGATACTAAATTGGTAAGTTTTGTCAGGCCGTTAATCATTTGGACTAATCCTGAACCCTCACCTGATGAAGCAAATAGAGCTGAATTAAGTTCGGCAATTGATTTGCCTAGTTCTCTGAATGAAACACCTAAACCATAACCTGCTGCTTGATTTCCGGTTAAATCATCTGTGAATGATACAATGCCTGTTCCAGCATCATAAACGGCTTTTTTGACACCTTTTTGACCTGTTAATCCTTGAATGAATGATTCCAAAGTTGGTAACACATTTGTGGTAATAAAATTTGCAAGTTTTTCAACAAATGGAAGAAGTGCAAATCCGATAGATTCTTTAGCTTCATCAACAGCTACTTTAATTCTTGCCATGCGTCCGGAGAATGTATTAGCAGCAACATCAGCTTGTCCTGCAAACGTTACAGATAATGCTTTAACTGCTGCATCAAAATCTTTGGATTTAATGATTGATTCATCAAGTGGAACACCAAGTCTTTTAAGAGCACCAAAGTTTCCATCATAAGTTTTGGCTAATGCTTCTGATACTGCTGATAAATCTTTACCTGTTCCAGCAGCAATATCTAATGCAAGTGTTTGAAGTTTTTGTGCTTTAGTGACATCACCTGTTGACCTAACAAGTCTGTCAAGGCTTGGACGTAATTGGTCATCTGCAATGCCTGTGGCTCTAGCTGTTTTGTCAATGTATTCTTCTGTTGCTTTGATTTGAACATCTGTGGCTTTAGTAACGTTCTTTAATGTCTGGGCTAAAGATGCCTGTGCTTTTTCATCTTCAATAGCTGCTTTAACACCATCAATACCAATCTTGACAGCTGCTACTGCTGCTGCTGCTCCAAGGGCTACAAATGCTGCACCTGCTGCTTTAGCAAAGTTTGCAACCTTTGTATTAAAATTATCTGTGTCATCTCCGGCTTTTTTCATGCCAGAAGAGAACTGTGCTGTGTCAGCTAATAAAGCTAATTTCAGCGTTCTAATGTCAGCCATTTACAGCCCTGCCTTTCCACTCTTCTCTAATCTTATCAATTCCCTCAACCCATTTGGCTTTAATTCTAGGTTGTAACATTTTAAGTGTTGGAAATATGAAATAACCCAAGTTACCTTTTCCGGTTGGTGATTGTGGTGAACGTGTTGGGAATTGTTTGTATCGGTATGAACCAAATTCTGCACCAATCAAAATGTCTCCGGCTTTAGCACCTGATGAAGTAATTGATTGTTCGCCACCAATAGTAATTTTTGGGATTCTATCTCTTGCAACTTTAACTGTTGAAGCAAGGGCTGATGCTTGACGGCCATTGAAACTAGCTGCGTTCTGAATTGCATCTGCTGCTTCCTGGGCTAATTCAGTTGCAACTTTTCTTAAATCTTCACTAGCAATTTTGTCCATGGCTTTGAAAGTACGAAGCACAGCATAGATATCTTTATCGATTACATCAAAACCAAATGTATTCTTGGATTTGTAGGTATTGTCAGGCATTATTCATGACCCTCACAACTTCTGCAATTGTTGATATTTGCTCTGCCGAAAGCGTCTTGAACTCTGATAATGGTTGGCGCGAAACAACGGCCAGTTCTATCAGATATCTGTCGAGACTTCCGGTTGGGTAAAATTTGTTGCCTCAAAGTCTCTTGCAAAGATATGAACAACACTTTGTCTCCAATTTTCAAATGTGCCAACTGGTTTATCATCAAGGCGTTTTTGCATTTGATAGCAAAGCCTGAATTGTTGGTCAAGTGTTGGTGGTTGTTCGTTTTTAATAACGCTGAACAAAGTCTGTCCACTATCTTTTTCAGCTTGTGCAATTTCCCATGGGATTGTCCATGACTCGTATTTCTTGCCATTAGCCAATTCCCATTCCATTTTAATTTTAAACATTTAAGTGACCCCTGTTTCCCGATTAGGCCTTGCTTACTGAACGGATTGGCAATGAAACTGTTGTTGTCAATGCGTCCGGTGCTGAACCACCAAAGTTAGGGCGTTTTGGTAATACAGAACATGTAATTGTTTTTCCACCAAGTGCAACTGTTACTGTCTTAGTTGTTGTTGGTGCTGTGTCAGCATCTCCCCACATGGTGTCACATAGTGAAGTTGCTGCACCCCAATCTTGGATAATTTCTAAATCGAGAGTTCCGATTTCGTTATCAACTGTGTAATCAACTAGTCCATTGAGTGTTTGTAACGTTGCTGTTGCATCATCAAGGGTTACTGTTGCGCTGACGAGCTGGTCGTCATAGTTAACAGAGGCATAGGTGAGGGCTACACCTCTCCCGGTTAATACTGTTGTTGGCATGCTATTTTTCCTCCTTTAAGGATTCCAGATTGTTCTAACTTGCACTTCTGCTGCAAGAACATCAGTTGTGTTAGTCGTTTTGATTCTTGGGCTACTTACTGAAAGTATCTGCCAAGTGTTTGGTATTAGAGGCAAGATTGTTTGAATCATTGTCTCTAAATTTGCTAAACTTCCCGGATTACTTATTGCCTGTGCAATGATTTCCAGGGTGTATCTTGCATAAAATGTTGGGGTGCTTCCAATTGTTGCTATTTCAAACCATGGGTCACCTGATATTAAACAAACTGCTGGAGGTAATACTGTTTCAGGAACATGGTCATAAACTGAATAAATTGTGTTTGAAGTAATAGCTGATTCTAGGCCATCTCTTAATGATTGAATTGTTGCCATTAGCCGATAACACTTTCAACATCAATGTGTTTGCCTAATAGGCCTCTTACTTTACGAATTAAAGCAACGCCCATTTTGTAGGGTGCTGGAGTAAATTCTAATCCTTGTTGTACGCCACCTGGGGCAACTCTTGATTGAAAAATATCAATTGCTACAGCTAGTACAGCTTCTTCAATTTCTGAAACTGAATCGTATTGGGTTAAATCATTAGCTGCTGCTAAACCTGATGGAATTGTGTAATACCAATCATGAACTGTGCCATTGCTGCTAGTAATTGTGTAAGTGTAATCATCTTCAATAGTTAAAATTGTTTTTGAACCATTTATGTGCGCTTCAACACCTGTGTGAACTACTGTTTGTCCAGCATAAAATTTGTGTGGCATGGTTGTATGTATCCATGCTTTTGTTGTGCTTGTCCATTTGTGTTTGTCAATTGGTGCGCTCCAAGTAACAAGCATTGAACCTACAACGGCTTCACTTGAATCAATAATGTCTGTTAAAACTGCATCTGAATAAAGGCTTGATGAAATGCCACCTAAAGCAGCTCTAAGTTCTGCAACTGTGATTACTGATGCCATTTCATTTTCCTTTTCTTTGGGTGACCCTCCCGGTACAGGGGTCTAAACCGGGAGAGTCGGTCAATATCGCTGGATTTAGGTTAAGTTAAATCTGCGAATACCTGCAGCTTTTTTGACAGCAATTGCCAAGTAGCCGTAGAGCATGATTTCAACCATTCCGTCAGTTGTACGAGTAACTTGTACTTGACGAGTTGGTGATTCGTAAACAGTTGCTGCTTCTGGAGCAACAATGAATGCTGATTCATCAATGATGCCGGAGGTTGTGATTCCATGGTCAACATATAGGTCTAGACCTAATACGTTTCCACGAACACTTTGTCCTGCAACTGAACCGGAGTTGTTTACTGGATTTGCAGCGATATATAGAGGACGTGAACTTCCGTCTACATAACCCATGATTGCAGCCCATTGGTCTGGAGAAGCAATTAAGTTACGAGCAAATGAACCGGAGTTTTTGTAGCATGCTGCTGATTCAACTGCAACAAAAGATTGTAATCCTGCTGCTGTTGCTGCAACACCTGCTGCTTGTGTTCCACCTGCTGTTAAAGCTGCAATTGTTGCTTTGTCAGTAGCTAGAGCATAGGCATTTGCCATTTCGCGTACTAGTTCATTGAAGAACAATGGACCAGAACGTTCGATTAGTTCTAGTGAGATTTCGTTACGTCCTGCAAACTTGTTTACGTTTACAGTTAGGTAATCAGATGTCATACCTGTTTCAGATGGAGCTGCTGCTTCATCAGTATCAGCAACAGTTGGAACTGCTGTCAATTTAGGAATGGTGAATGATAAACCTGTTGCAGGTAATACGCCTGAACTTAAGGCTTCAATTGTTGGACGACCAGCAATTGAGGTGCTAACAAATTCATTCATGTGTGGAGCAAGAGTTAAACCTGTGTTGGTTGTTGATGTGTCATCAGCAGCCATAACAAATAGGTTTGATTCTTGGTTTCCTAGAGATGCCTTAACTTTGTGTTCCAAGTAGGAAGCAGCAGAAGTGATTGGGCTTCTTGGTTTGGTAAAGATTGCAGGGTGAACTGCTTTTGAGGCTTCAACTGCTGCATCAACTTGTGGCGCAGCTTCTTGAACCTCTGGAGTTACTTCTTCTGGGTTTGCCATTGAAGTGACCTCGCTTTCGGTTGTGGTTTCGTCATCTGCGCTTGCAGCGACTTCTTTTTCGTCTGCAATTTGTTCTTTTGCAGCGACATCTGTGATTTGTGCTTCGGCAAATGCTGGATTTGAAACATGTGATACTTCAACCAGGTTTGCTTTTGTTACATGAACAACACCATCTTTGTTCTCGTAGGTGTCAATGTTTGCTCCTACGGATAAACCACTTCTTAAGCCCTCTGAGGCTTCAATTAGATGGTCTGTTGCCGTTGTTGTGTTAGCTAGTTTGAATGTTGCAACAATTCCTATTGGTGTGACGTTGTGTGCAATCATTCTGCCTAGTGGTTTTGTGTTGTCGTGTTCTGATAAAAACTTTATGTCACCTGAAACATTTAATGAGCCTTGTTCAAATACAACAGAACCCATGCTTGTTGAACCGACTTTTCCAAATGGAACAATTAGCCCGGTGATTTCTCTTTTGCTTACAGAAGCTGTTAAAACTTCTGATTGGAATGTTAATTTCATATTGATTTGACCAAATCCTCTTCTGCTCTAATTTCGTCTACTGTCATTATTCCTAGTGGTACTAGTTTGGAATAAATTTCTGCTCTTTCAAGAGGATTGCCTCTTAAGAAATCATCTAAATCAAATCTTGCTTTTTGTCCTCTTGGAAGAATGTCTGGCATTGATAAACGCTCTTCAATAACTGTTAGCAATGGTTTTAATGAAAAGTCAATTAAGGCTCTGCGTTCGGAAGTTACATTTGAGTAAGTCATTCCGGAAGAATTAACGCCTAAATACCATTCTGGGATTCCTGTAAGTCTTGCAACTTCTGAAACTAAATGTTGTCTTGCTTCCACAAGCTGTAATTCTGCTGAATTAAATCCTACGCTTTGCATTTCAACTGAATCATTTAAGAACGCTGTTGAACGATTTTGTCTTGAAGATTTCCAAGTGTTTAAAAGTGCTGTGACACGTTCTTTTGGTAGTGGTAATGATGATTTTAATACCACGCTTGGGGTTGGTTCTTGTGCAAATCGGTAACTGGCTTTTTCAAGCTCAAGGGCAGAACGTAAAGTTAATCCGGCACGATTTAAGATGCCCTCATCAAGTCCAGTAAATGGAATTAGTGAACCTACGCCAAAACTTGGTGTTTGGATTCCATCTATTTGGTAACCAATAACAAATTTTGAAGTTTGGTCTAGCTGTTGAAATACTCTGTCTGATGAAATCCATTGTGCAGATAATGGACGACCTGTGACGTTATCCATTTCAAGAATTTGCCAATATGCTTTTCCTGTAAATAACAAATCTTCTACTGTGTATGCATAAACAACTGAGGCCGGCATTCTTGGGTCGGGATTAGCAATAATTGATGGCGCTGGAATATGTGCTTCGTCCATTTCACGATAAACTTCGCGTGGCATTGTTGCAATGCTGGTACAAATAAGATTCCTGGCTCTAGCTAATGCCGGGACAGACATGCTTTCTTGTCTGGATATTGGTGGATTAAATCCGTAGCTGTAAAATGTTTGACTTCCATCTGGAAGAACGTATGGGGCTGCTGCTGCATCAATCTTTGACGTATCAGATTGGTCTTTAATGAAGTTTGTAAATAGTCCCATGGTATATGGATTATATTACACTATTGTAATTTAATCTATTGTTGTCCGTTGTGCCTAAATGTTGTTTTAAGCGATTTGAATATCAATTTCTCCGGCTGATTGTCTTTCAGTTGCTTTGTGAATGGCTAACATCATGGCTATTGCTGCTGTTGATTGTTTTCTTCTCATTACATACCAAACACCTGAATCATTTGTTTTCTTAATGCAAGCAATGACAGATGCTGTCAGTTCCGGCTGATTGGCGTGGCTCAAACGCCCACCTGTCATTGCTCCTAGGGTTTCATTGCACGCTTGATAATACTTTGTTCCAGCTACAACTTCAGCATTTATACCTGCTTGACGTAGTTTAGCTGCAACTGAGTCACCACTAAATCTGTTTAATAATACACTTTCAGCATTATAGGTTTTTGACCATTGGGCTACTCTGTCGGCAATCATCAAATCATCAAGTGCTTTATCTGAATCCAACATGTCCATTAGTCCTACTGCAATTGACCCATCTTCAAGCATTTGTGAACCGACTATTGCAAAATAAGTTCGTTCAGGTGATATTTCAATACCTATCCAAGTAGGTCTGTCAGCATCTAGTTTCATATCTGGTTGCATGCAGCCTTGCCATGCATCATGTGGCCATGGGCTATTAAGAGTGTCAACCCATTGACACAACATTTCGGTTTGAATAATTTCTGCAGGGTCACCCATGCGTGCTTGCAATGTCTCTTCGGTAATTGTGTAACCAAGTGCCGGGTTAGCTTGTTGCCAGGCTTTTCTGTCACCAAGTTTGAGGTGTGGTTCAGCACTCCATTCATACCAAGCAATGTCATCATCAGAATTTGTTTCAATTTTTTGATATGCCCTAGCTCTAAGTTGGTTAAGAACAATTGAATCAGCACTTCCAGCATTTGAAGTAATCCACATTTGAGGATTTTTTGATGCTTGCATTGTGTAAGCAAGAGCTGCAAAAGCATCTGTTGTTTTGTGTTGTCTTGCTTCATCAAGATAAACTGTGTTAGCCGTCAAACCACGCGCAGCCCCGGGAGTCGGTGCTATAATTTTGTAACGCGCGCCATTTTTTAATTCAATCTCTTCACGACCATTAGCCCTTGTAACTTGTTTTACTTTTTTGGTCAACCAATCGTACCCATCAATCATTTCAACAACGTTCCTAAATGTTTCCAAAGCAACGTCCCTATTTTGAGCTGTGGCTATCTGTAATCTTTCATCAAATAGAAATAATCCTGCCAAGATTCTCATTCTAAGCAAATGAGTCTTGCCACATTGTCTTGAAACCAAAACACCTACTGTTTTGTGAATGTATTGGTCGTTAACATGTTTCAAAGAATCGTCCAAAACAAATTTTTGCCAAGGCATTAAAGGCATACCAATTGCCTCAGCTAAATCTGCTACAGCTTGTGATTTAGTTGGGTGATTCGTTATTGTGGTTGAGATTCTCGGGGTTGATGACCCGACCAGAACGGATTTTGTCAAGAGGTGTCACCTCACTTGCAATCTCGGGACGCTCGCCACGTCCAAACACACTCAAACCATATTTATCTAACACAACTTGTAGCTGTCTTGAAAGATTTGTTATCTCTTTAATCTCGGAATCCGGAATGTTATCAAGCAAACCTGCTAAACAAAACGCTTGAGCAACACCTGCTAAATCAGCATCTGTAATCCAACCATTTTGTTGAGCATAGTCAACACTCTTTTCTAAATTAGGTAATATCCTTTGATTTTGTTCTCTAGGCACTTAAATTCCTTTCATTTTTTGGTGGTGTAAATACCCCAAAATCCTTAAAACCCTCGGAGAGAGGGCTTG